ACGCACACCATTCAACGCATATGTGCCAATGATTAGTGGTCAATCACCAAGCACGAACATCCGCATATGTTACGATGGAGGTCAACAGTCATGTGACCAATGGAATCTGATTGCATATGGAAGCACCGGATTGTATGGCATTCAGGAATATCCTGCGATTGGTCACTTTGATAATCCATTAAGTCCAACCTTTGATATCAACTTTGGGATGTGTGACTATTATTTTTATAAAGTTCCAACCTTGACTGCGAACAACCTTTATAATACATATTGGAGGAGAACAGTCAACCAAATCAATGTCGGCAAGATGCTCACCGCATACTTTGACTTGAATGAGGCTGATATCCAAACATTAAAGCTCAACGACAAAATCCGCATCGACAATTCATGGTGGAATATCAACAAGGTATCTGACTACAATGCCAATGATTATTCACCAACAAAGGTGGAACTTATCTCAGTGGATTCAGATATCGAACTCGCACCATTCAAGACCTCTCCAGGTATCACAACGGGTGGCAATGTTGTCAATGAAGCAATCACCAATGTACTTCGCTCAGCAACGACAAGCAACAACACTGTGTTGGATGGAGCAGATGTCATCATCAGAGGTCAAGGGAATGCAGCTCTTCCAAATGTAAGGGGGTTAATCATTGGAGATGGTCAGACATTGGACCAGGATGGAATCATCACTCCTCGCATCAATGGGATATTGGCATCGAATGCACTGATTCAGTACACGAAATACGTTGCTCTTTTGAGCCAAGTGAGTACATCGGCACCAACTGCAATCATATTTGAGAATGCTTTGACTGCAATCACCTGGACTCGCACCGCAGTTGGTGAGTATCTTGGAACACCATTGATTCCATTGAATGCATTGACTACCTTTGTAACTATTGGAAACACTGAACACGATTATCTTGCAATTGCATACATCAACTCAGATGGCAATGTGGTAGTGAGAACAACCAAAACTTCCAACCATCACCACACCGATGGAAGGCTTAACTATTCACCTTTAGAAATCCGAGTATATGAGTAATGAGGTAGCGATTGACTTAACGTTAAACGGGGTAGGCTCCCTCAAGTCGCAGTTAAAACAATTAAAGGCTGCAATTGCTGAGGCAAGTGATCCCGCACAAATGGATGCACTCGCAAAAAAAGCGGGTGAGGTATCGGATAGGATAAAGGATGCTAATGATGCGGTGAATGTATTCGCTTCAGGATCTAAATTTGAGCAGATATCTTCATCATTTGGAGGTATTAAGGATTCAATCATGTCATTGGATTTCGAAGAAGCTGCAACCAAAGCTCAGACCTTCCAAAAAGTAATGGGAGGAATTGGCAAGGCTGAAATCACAACTGCATTGAAAGGTATCGGTAAAACAGTTACCACTCTTGGTGCGACATTCATGAAGCTCGGTGCTCAGATATTAATGAATCCAATCTTCCTATTGGTTGCGGTTATCACTGCAATCGTGGTTGCAATTGGATTGTTCTTGAAAAAAATTGGCGTACTTGACCAGGTATTCAAAGCCTTAATGACTCCTATAAATATCCTCATTGATGCATTCAAGGAGCTAACCGATTGGCTTGGATTAACATCATACGCTGCGGAAGAGAATGCAGAGAAGATTGGCAAGGCTAATGAGAAGGCAATCGAGTCATCGAAGAAACGCGTGACTGCAATTGGTGACAATTACGATATCGAGATTGCAAGAGCTAAGGCAGCAGGAAAGGATACCACTCAACTTGAATTGGACAAATCCAAAGCACTTGAGAATGAGGCAATATATCGCAGACAAAAAGCTCAAGAGGAATACGATGCACTCAACAAAGTTGCATCGGCTGATAACATGGAGAAACGCAAGAAACTTCGTGAGCAAATCACCGCGGAGAATGACATCATCAAGGCAGGAAGAAAAGACCGTGCGTTGATTGCCATTGCAGATGATGCAGAACAAAAGGCAAAGGATGACGCAGCGAAAGAAAAGGCGAAGGCAGATGCTGAGGCGAGAGCTAAGGCATACAAGGATGGAGTGAAAGCTATCCAGGGGGAAATTGCCACTGCAAACAAATTGGTAACTGATTCAACCAAGACACAATTCCAAAAAGAGATTGATGATACCATTGCGAAATATGATAAACTCATCGCAGAGGCGAAGAAATATAAGCAGGATGTCACTGCATTGGAAAGTGCCAAAACTCTTGAGATAAATACTATTCGCAAAACTGAAGCAGATAATGAGGAATTTGTTCAAATTGAAAGTGCTGCAGCTGCGATAACACGAATCACTGCAACCAATACTCAAAAACTTCAATTGCAAGGTGAGGCAAATATGGCATCATTCACTCAAACTAAAGAATACAATGATGCAATTGCCAAAGCAGATGAGGACCTTGCTGCTGCTAAATTTAACGCAGTCAAAGGAACACTTGATGCAATTGGATCACTTGCCGGAGAGAATAAGAGGGTAGCAAATGCCTTATTTATGATTGATAAAGCAATGGCTATTGGTCAAATCATTGTAAGCACTCAAAAAGAAATCGCAGGTATATCAGCATCGAACGCTTTATTGTTCGGTCCCGCAGGTCCCGCAGTATCCGCACCATATATTGCAGCTGCTAAGATTCGTGCAGCAACATCCATTGGTACAATCGTAGCGACATCCATCGGTAAGTATATGAATGGAGGAGGTGGGAGTACCGGAGGTGGAGGGAATAATGCACCCGCACCACCATCACCCGCAGCACCATCGGCTCAATCATCAGTGCCTTCATTCACACCTGGTAATCTATTCGGCCAAGGTAACAACCAAAACAATGTCGGAGGAGGTCAAGATACCAACACAAATATCACAGTCACTGCGGTAGTGAGTGAAACGGAAATGACTGCCACACAAAGCAACATATTGAAAATTCAAAAATCAGCACAATTATGATATCATATCAAGCATTAACCGATGAAATCATCGCATTCTACAATGCACATCTTCAAGTTAAAAAGGTAGGCACTGATTTCAAGGAGCAGTTATTCAACTTCGCTACCAAGGATGAGAAGTATCCACTCGTGTATGTGGTCCCTGTGGATGTCATCGCAAGTGATAACGTGAACTTATTCAACCTTGAGATATATTGCTTTGATATCATCCAAAAGGATCGTGAGAATATCACCACAATTCTCTCGGATACTCAACAAATCCTCAACGACTTGTATTTGAATTACACCTTCTCATTGACTGACACTGATTTCGATGTGGAGGGATTCCCAACATTCACACCATTGAACAATGACCTCCTTGATTACGCAGCAGGATGGTTGATGAACATTACATTTGTACTACCTTCATGGACTGATTGCCAAATTCCTGAACAAATCGGTGATTAATTCTAATATATAAGTATGGCTTACAAAAACACCGGTGAATTTAATATACTTTATCCAACAAGGAGGAAGGTTGCCAATGTGCTCAAGAAGTTAATATCAGACGAGCAGTTGATTGATACCAGGACTCTTTACGATTCAGTGCGTATCAATGCCAAAGTGACTACGGAAGGTAATCTTCGCATTCAAATTGTCGCAGCATATTACTTCGGATTCCTAAACAACGGTACAATCAGCATCGCACCTTATGATTTGGTGCGTAAATTCAACCGCAGACTTGAGGAACAAGGATTGATATCAGAAATGTACGGACAATATGTAAGCAAATTGGCTCAGACATATCCTATCTTGGAACTTGGTGGATTGCTTCGTAAAAAAGTGAAAGTGATTTATGACTTCGAGCCATTGTTCGGGGAGTTCTTCGATGCACTTGATTACTAAATCTCAAGTTCTTTTCGCATTGCAAGGAAGTTAAAAATTAATACAAGTTTTGTATCGGTTATTGCATCGAACTTAGAAAGGTCACCATCACACATGGTCCATATCAATTGCTCCCATCCCCACTTGGATGACTTCTTTTCCTCTTCCTGCTCTTTGCGTTCCTCTTCATCGGTAACTTCCTCATCATCATCATAAGATTCAGTCATTAGATTTGCATGGCTATCCAAGAAGTTTTGACGAAACTGAAGGTACTCAGGTATCAATCCGAATACTGAGGTGATGGGATACTCATCGAAGAGATGGACACGATCAGTTGATTTGAATTTGTATGGCTCAGTGATAACATTCCCCCATTCATCAACGGATGTCTTTCGGTAAAGGATGGCACAAATGTTTCGCAGATTCTTGATATAGTCATCGGTTACGAATCCCTCCAATGTAATGAATTCACCGAGAGTGATGTCAACGAATGGCTTGAGCTTCAATTCACCAAGTTTATGAGAGTAATGTTTGGAAGGCTCAGAGGTCATCCATGCGAGTTGCTTGGTGATGTCTTGAAGCTCGTCAAGTTCTATGTCATCGAAGTCCTCAATGGGAAGGTCAGAGAGGATGGAGAGCACATCGGTATTATATTGCAGTGTTCCATCCTCAATGTTTAAAGACCTTATCTCAATGAATTGCTCAATCGTTACTTGGCTCCACGCTTTCGGCAGCTTCAGATTTTGCATGGCTTGATATTTTTTCGGTAACGAATACCAGGTAAGGCACTGCGATTTCCGCTTTCAATTGTTTGAATAACTTTGCTTTGTGCTTCAAATGTGCTTCAGTGTAATGCTCAACTTGGCTGAGGTCAGTTCTTTTGAACATCAATGCCAACAAATCACTTATCCAATTGTGCGACTTGCGACCAATCAACTTCTCAATCATCTTGGTATCCTTCACTGAGAGCTTCATCTTCGCCTCATAGGTATATCCATCCAATTCGATTGACTCAACAGGCTCCTTCTTCTCATAGTTATTGGAATTGAATTCCTTTACTATCTCAATAAAGTCGGAAAGTTCAACATCATTGTCATCCCATTCGGATTCCTTCACACCAAAGTATTCAAAAATCTTGATGTATCTCTCAATGTTATCGAGTTCCTTGTTGTTGGTGATTTCAGTCACCTTCTCGAATTGTTCGATGGTTAATTCATCCATCTTGTTGGGGATTTCCCGTTCAAATATTTTTATCATAGGTATAATTTATGAACAAATTTACAATTTATTTAATATATACATGACCAAAGACCTACCTATTTACAAAATCACAATCGATCCGGAGTATTCTGAAGGGGAAGATTTAGGTATTGAGCAGATAGCATTCACCTCACAACCTGCAATCAAGGTGAAAGGTATGGCATTCCATCAAGCTGAGAGAATGGTTTTCGCAGATGATTTGAAGTATCGCATCACTGCACCGGCAATGATTCCAATGGAGATATATCGCAAGGATGATGAGCAGGGTGAATACTATGTACAGTTTACTGAGGAAACAATCGCGAAGATTCATGAGAAGTTCATGAGCGACCTTCGTAATCGTGACCTATTCAACCTGGAGCATGATACATCCAAAACAGTTCCTGCATATATCCTTGAAACATGGGTGGTGGACCAACCAATGCAAGATAAAGCATTCTCAACATTTGGCATTGAAGTTCCAAAAGGAACATTGATGGTGACTGCTCAGATAACTGATAAAGAGTATTATGCTGAATTGGTTGCCAATGACCAGGTGGGATTCTCAATTGAAGGATTCCTTGGTTTAAAATTAAGTAATCAATTAAATAAATATAACATGAACAAATTACCTGATGGGGAGCACTTAATCGATGGCAAAATCTACGTTGTTGTAGATGGCGAAATCATTGAGATTAAGGATGCACCGATTGTCGAAGAGGCAATGGAAGAGGTTGCACTCGAAGAAGTGGCACTTGAAGAAACAGTTGTTGAGCAAGAAGCTCCGGTTGTTGAAGATGCAGTGAATGAAGAAATGGCAATTGATCCTGCATTGGATGCTGAAGCTATCCTTGCAATCGTTACACCATTACTTGAGGAGAGAGAGAAAGCAATCATCGCATTGATCGCTGACCTTCGTAATCAAATGGAAGAAATGATGGTCACTGAAACTGAAGATGAAGTTGAAATGACTGAAACCAAATTATCCATGCACGACAAGTTCAGTGCAGTTAGCAAATTTTTAAATTCTAATAATTAATAAACAAAACAAAAACAAAACAAAATGAGCAGAAAATTAAAATTCGACTTGGACATTGACGCATCAGCGTTATTACAAGCAAACAGCGAGGCATTCTATTCTCGTGCCTATTTACAAGAAGAAACGGTTGACAACTACCGTACTTTACCGGGAATCAAATTTAAGACGAAAATTTCCAATGTAACATTCGGACAAGTGTTGCAGGCAGAGAACTGTTCTTGGAACTCTTCGACTGACGAACTTGCATCAGTTGAAATCGACGTATGTGGATTGTCAGCAATGGCAGAAATTTGTCAATTCCAATTGGAGCAATCATTTGTTTCATTACAAATGACAAAAGGTTCAAATGGTGATTTCACTGTTGCTTCTTTCATGGATTACTATTGGGGAGAAATGGCGAAAACAATCGCTGAGAACGTAGAGAAATTACGTTGGTTAGGTGACACGGATTCTGAGGTTGCTGCATACGCATTGTGTGACGGTTATGTAAAATCATTGGTTGCTGATTCAGCTAACGTGATTGACATCGCATCTCCAATCGCAATCACTCCATCAAACGTACTTGCTAAATTAGCATTGGTTTACGCTGCTATTCCTGCTGCGGTTATTGCTAACCAAGAAGAGTTGAGAATTTATGTATCTTCACCGGTAGCTACTGCTTACCGTGCTGCGGTTGCTGCTGCGAATACTCAAGCCAACTTGACTCAAGCATTGGACTTCTCTTATTTGGGAATCAAAATGGTATTGTGTCCAGGAATGGGAACAACATCCAAAATTGTTGCTACGTTGAGAAACAACCTAATCTATGCATTCGATGCTGAAGGTGATGGAAAAGCGTTGAGAGCTATCAACTTAGCTGATACAGTTGCTGAGCCGGTTATCCGTACTCGTGCAAACATGAAAGTTGGATTCACTCACGTTAATGGTAACGAGATTGTATTCTACAATTCAGTTGCGTAATTAACAAAATATCCTTGAGGGGATGAAATACTCCCCTCTATTTTTCAATATTTAAAACAAACAAAAAATGGCTTGTGAAAATTTAGAATCCATAGTTAAGTCGTGCGACAATAACAGTGGTGGGATTTTCAAGGTATATATCAACCAACAAGATAACATCGAAGGATTCACTTTGGACTCAGCTCCAAATACATGGACCATTGACAGTATCGACATTATCACAGGTGGTGATTTATACACTGAATTCGAAATCCGCAGAAATACCGGAAGTTACACCGAAGATGCAGCAATTGACCTTGTCAATGGTTCATCATATGTAACCGCAACAATCAGCTTAATGTTCCATCGCCGTGACCAAACTAAGTCACAAGCGATTAAAGTTCTTGGTGCTGGTCAACAATACCTGAATGCAATCATCCAAGATGCTAATGGTAAATATTGGTACTTCCCATATTTACAATTATCAGCAGTTGGTGAAGGTTCGGGAACGGCTCGTGCAGATGGTTCGAAATACTCAGTGACATTGATCGCGGAGAATGACTTCCTTGCATACGAAGTTGATTCAACTATCATCGCAGCATTGATTGCTTAATCATTACGATTCCATAAAGAGAGCCATCCACATCGGGTGGCTTTTTTATTTATAAACATTTTCGCTCCTAATTATAATATAATAGTATGATTTACATTGATAAAGGTGAGGTGAATTCCATTGTGTTAACTCTAACTGAGGTGAGCACATTATCGAATCCGTATTATTTATTTGTTTTTGAGAATGAAATGGATGTCACCGATGCTCCAATCCTATTCACCACCGCTGACATCTCCACTTGGAAGGAAAGATTTAATATGTTCCTATTGGATGAGCCGGTTGACGTGACATTGGTCAAAGGACAATACACATATTCAGTGTATGAATCAACAATTCCACCAACATCTATCCAGGACACGACCGGAGTGGTCATTGAAGAGGGCAGAATGGTTGTAAGTGGTGCAATACAAAACTCAATCTACGATTAAACATGGCTTGGTACGACCGATTTATTGGAACAAAACAACAATCACCTGAAGTGGTGGAAGGATATCAGTCCTTCAGTACGCCATTCGGAAGAATAGGCTCAGGGAATTTATCTCTTCCATATGTGAATGGAAGGCATCAAACAAGTGGATGGATTCCATTTGGGGACGGGAATTTATTTCCAAGCGTGCTCAACCAATTGGTATATTCATCACCTCTCCATGGCTCAATTGTGGATTATAAGACCAATGCAGTAATTGGAGGAGGGGTTGAATTGAGAGCAACAACCTCAACACCTCAAGAGCTTCTTGACTTATATACATTTGAAAAGAAATCTCACCTCAAAAAGACAGTTCGGATAACAACCGAACAATTGATTGTCCACAATCGTGTTTACTTTAAACTGTACTTCGATGAGAAGATGAAGCTCACTCGCATGGAGAACGTATCTCCTGACAAAGTGAGAAGAGGACAAAATCCAAATAACTATTTTATTTGCGATGATTGGGCATCAAGAATCGATGTGCGTGACATTCCAAGATATCATCCAACTTGCTCAGACCGATGTCAGTTATTTGTGTATGAGGTTGAGTGTTTAGGTCAAGATTGGTATCCATTGCCGAAATACACAAGTGCATTGAACTTTGCCTACCTTTCAGGTGAGTTAAGTTACTTCGCAAAATCCAATATTCAAAACAGTGTATTCCCATCATTCGCAATGATGTTCCCGAAAAGACCGCAGTCAGAAGAGGAGAAGAATGTCCTTCGTTCTACCATGGATAAGATGAAGGGTGCAGCGAATGCAGGAAAAGCGGTTGCGTTCTTTGCTAATTCATTGGACCAATTGCCGAAGATTGAAAGCATTCCAACCAATCAAAACGATAAACTATTCCAAGAGGCATCGGGATTGAATACTGAGCAGATTTGTTTCGCTCATACAATAGATCCGATACTAATGGGAGTTCGCACAACGGGTTCCCTTGGCTCAGGTAGTGATATCAAACAAGCATATGTGATATTTGAAAAGAATGTCGTGATGCCATTGAGAGAGCAGGTATCTGATATCTTCAATGAGATACTTCGTATTGCAAAAGTAAACGCAGATTTCATGGTCAACAACTTCCAAATCATCAATGAAACAATTGTTGAGGTGGAAGGTGATGCATCCAAAACTCAAGACGCATTGAATGCCATGAGTCCATTGGTTGCGACTAAGGTCCTCAACACGATGACAACAAATGAAGTGAGAGCTCTCGCAGCATTAGCACCGGTAGAAGGTGGTGATGTAGTTCCAACCTTACAAACACCGACCGAATAATGTTATATTTCATCACCGAAACCTACCTCAAAACAAACACACCAATCACTGCCAATGTGGATGTGACTGATGTGACTCCATACATTGCGACTCAAGCACAATTGAGAGTGATGCCGATACTTGGAACAGTATTCTATGATGATTTATTGACCAAGTACAATGCTCAGACATTAGATCCCGATGAGGAGATATTGGTGGCGTTTATTCAACCGGTGATTGCTTGGCGTTCAGCTGAGGATGCGGTATTCGGATTGACGTATCAACTCAAGAATAAAGGACTTCAAACACAATTCGGTGATAACTCATCAAGTGTATCTCGCAGTGAGGTTGCGTTCGGCATGGAACACTATGCTCAGAAGGCATCATTCTTTGAGATGCGATTGATTAAGTACCTGGTGAAGAACAAAGCATTGTATCCAATCTTTACAAGCACTGAGAATCGTGATACTGATTTAAGACCTCAAATCGATTGTCATATGTGTGTCGGAAATTGTTACATGAATGGAGTGTGGTCGTGTGGCTACCCAACTGATAACGGTTATAACAATTCCATCCTTGTGTTATGAGGCAGAATGTGTTGATACTTGTTGCTTCGTTTTGGGCAGTGCTTTCACCGGTAATGCCGATGATTTACTTGGCAATGTTAGCCATCACAATTGATACCTGCTTCGGTATTTGGCGATCAGTGAAAAAGGGTGGATGGAAAGCCTTCCAATCTCGCAGATTATCAGACACAATCTCAAAGTCATTACTTTACGGTGGAGCGATTATGTTCACCTTCTTGATTGAGAAGTACATCGCAGGGGATATCATCGCTCAGTTCATCTCTACGGAGCTAATAATGACCAAAATATTTGCATTCTTTTGCGTGATGGTTGAAATCAAATCAATCAACGAATCATATGAGAGTGTTACAGGCAAGAATGTCCTCTCAGCTCTTCGCAAATTTATCACCAGGACAAAAACCAATCTCGATGAATTTAAGTAAGCACGTTACACTCGCAGAATTCGAAGCATCCGGAACTGCGACCAACCATTCAATCCTTAACAAGATGAATGAGTTTGAAATTGAACGTGCCAAACTATTATGTGAGAAGGTATTCGAGCCACTGAGAGCTCATATGGGAGAGCCAATTAGAATCAATAGCGGATTCCGTTCAGTAGCTACAAATAAAGCGTGTGGTGGAGCAGGAAAGATTGTCAATGGCAAGTACGTTCCAACCTCTCAACACTGCTTCGGTGAGGCAATGGACCTCAACATCGGCTCAAAAGGATTCCATTTCATCAAGGACAACCTTATCTTTGACCAATTGATTTGGGAATTTGGAACTGACAAAGAGCCATCGTGGGTGCACGTTTCATACAGTAAAGCAAGAAATCGCAAACAAGTCCTTAAAGCAATCAAGCAAAATGGGAAAACTAAGTACGTTAATTTTTAGCATCATCCTGGTATCTTGTTCAGCAGAACATCATCTGAATAAAGCAATCAAAAAAGGATACAAATGTGAGGAGGTAGCAGATACCATCCAAATCACTTCGGTTGATTCATTCCCCGTGATCGTGAATAACGAAATCGTGTGGACCAAGTACATCACCCAAAAGGATACGGTTGTAATGTGGCGTACTCAGTATATTCCCAAGACGAGATGGGAAAAAAAGATTGAATATAAATTGAAAAGAGATACTATCCGCCAAATTCAAAAGGTGGAGGTTGCCAAATATAAGAGCGAGAAAAAGGGGAAGGCGAATATTTGGTTGTTTGTCATAGGATTTGGACTCGGAATACTAACCAAATACCTTTTGAAATATGCTAATAAAGCACTCTAAAAACATCCACGAGCTTCAGCTTATTGGAGAAACAATTGACATTGCAATGATGTCTGACCTCCATTGGGATAATCCAAAATGTGATTGGGATCTATTGAAACGTGATTTCGATTACTGTCTTAATAATGATATTAAGGTGATGGTGAATGGTGACTTCTTTTGCATGATGCAAGGTCGCGGAGATAAGCGAGGGAACAAGTCCGATATCCGACCTGAGCACAACAATGCGAAGTACCTGGACTCAATCGTTGAAACCGCGGTTGAATGGTTTTCACCATATGCTCACATCCTCACAGTAATCGGATACGGGAATCATGAAACCGCGATAATCAAATACCAAGAAACTGACATCCTCCAAAGATTTGTTGACTTGCTTAATTACAAGAATGGGAGCAATGTGATGACAGGAGGATATGGTGGATGGCTAATCATTCGCCAATCATACAACTCAAGCTCATGGTCCACAACCAAGGTGAAATACTTCCACGGCTCAGGTGGTGGTGGTATCGTTACCAAGGGAGCAATCAACTTAACCAGGTCATTGGAGATGTATGAGGACTTCGATGTCTTTACGATGGGACACATCCATGAGAATGCCTGTCGAAATGATGTGAGAGATACGGTTGTTCATGCACCAAAGCACGGATATATGAATCATCACAAGAATATTCACTTGATGCTCACGGGAACATATAAAGAGGAGTACGGTGATGGCTCGAAAGGTTGGCACGTTGAGAGAGGAGCACCCATCAAACCAACGGGTGGAAGAATCTTGAAAATAAACTGCAAAGAAATAAAGCGTGAAGGGATAAGAAAAATGCACAAAAGTATTGATAGTATTAAATTTCCTTTGTAATTTAGCACTTCATTCATAGCGTGTGAAAACAAAAGAGAGGGGTATCGGAAACGGTGTCCCTTTTTTTTATGGGTATAACCTTAAATTATGTCAACTTTTTTAAGGCTATAACTTGACATTTACCCTTATTCTATTACAAGAACGTAACATATTTACCCTTGTTTTGTGACATTATAATATACATAAGCAGTCATATAACGACCAAATGCATAGTATAATGTGTTTATAGTGGAAAAAAAATATACGCATTTCACCTACGTTAAGCGTTTTTGCACCTTATCGGGTATAATTAAGTAAAATTCCCATACATGAATACCTTATCGGGTATAGCATTCACAATTTATTTTGTTGAAAACTGAAAAAAAAGTTGAAAAAGTTTTGCAGTTATGAAACCTTTTGTATCTTTGTGGGGTAAACAATTAAAAACACCGCTATGAAAAAACAAGAAATGATTGATTTGATTATCCAGGAGGAGAAAAGATTATGGAACGACCTTTTAGAGTGCGTTCATAAGTTAGGTACTGATGACCCGTTAACCGATTTAGCATCTGCAAGGTATGGAGTTATTAATCAATTAGCATTAAAAATTGTAAAGAAATGAAAGCACTAAACGAATCACAAAAGGACATTCTTGGGACAATTGTCGCATTGTCTTTATTTTGGACTGTGATGCTTTACTTTACCGCAACGCAACCAAACTATAACCAAACCAATAAAGTCCCGCAAATCGAAGAAAAACAAACCCAAAGCAAGGTATTGGATGCATATGGGGAGTTAATTACTAAACACACGCAAAAATGAATTGGAAAAAAGAGATTGATCGCATTGATTTAGACTTCATGGAGGTTGACCATTGCTCAATGATTGCATACTACAAAATTGGAGATATCTATTTCAAAGTAAATATCGAGTATTGGAAAAACAACTATGATTTCAGAAGTTGCAAGTATGATATTGACATCAAGATGGTGGATGGAGTATGGTGGACTGATGAAGATACAACCGACAAGGTGATGGAGTTCGGACCAGGATACAAGGAGTGGATGCTATCCATGATTGAATGGTTGATGGATGAGAGAGAATTCCTAAGTGAGTACACTTGGGGAAATGACAGTGATAACGATATTGATTGGAGTAATTATGGTATTTAAGTTACAAAGGATGAAAAGGTTTTGGACAACCAAGTCATCACACGAACACATCAGAGGTACATTTAATGAGGAACTGTACAAACGAATATGTGAAATAAAATTTAATCAGACGTTATGACACCACAAGAAAAAGCAATTGAATTAGTTGATAAAATGCGTGATGAAATACCTTGTCATTGCGATGATTGGGAACAAGCCAAACAATGTGCGTTAATTGCAGTTGAAGAGATAATAAGTATAAAACCTAACAATCCATTTATTGTTAATGGTTATTATATAGAACCAAAAAAATATTGGGAAGAAGTTAAACAAGAAATCGAAAAGTTATGAGTTACAAAAGAAAAGAAAACTACGAGGCATCAATGCTTGGAATCGTGGTAAGTTTAGTAATCGCAGGAGTGTTAATCATTTTTTATTTAATCACGTTATGTATAAACTAAGTTATTGCTCAGGGAAGACAGTCATCCAATCCTGGACCTTCCCATCCAAGGCATTGTGTTATTGGAAGAAATCAGAGCTCTTGAATCAAGGATTGTGCACGGTTGGGAAATTTAAAGTTGAGCCATGTTAAAGGTAGGATCCGATTTCTCCGGAGTAGGAGCATTCAACCAATCACTCATGCGACTTGGTGTATCATTTGATGAAGTGTTCGCCTGTGACATGGATAAGTATGCAAGAGATACATTCATTCATAACTATGGTGAGCCGAAATACTATCCAACCAATGTATATGACCGAGAGATTCCAAGCGAATCATTGGATATATACATGACATCTCCACCATGTCAAGCATTCTCATTGGCTGGAAAGCGACTTGGTAAGGACGACAAACGTGGAATCCTATTCTTTAACTCACACGAATTTATTCAGGTAAACAAACCTCGTTTCTTTATATTTGAGAACGTCAAAGGATTGCTTTCAGATGATGGAGGAAAAACATTTCAAGAATGGGTTAATATGTTAGGAGGTAAATCAGTCAATGGATTGCCTGTATTGTTTCCAGTTGATGAAGCAGTTCCATATCACTTGTATTGGAAGGTTTTGAATGCAAAGCATCACGGAGTTCCGCAGAATCGTGAGAGAGTTTTCTTGATTGGAATCAGAGATGATAAAGACAATAGCTTTCAATATCCAAAAGAAGAACATTTAGAGAAACGATTGAAGGATGTATTGGAGGATGATGTGGATGAGAAGTATTTTTTGAGTGATGAAAGGATTGAATATTTAGTTAGGCATGATGCCAATAAAAATATATTAACGGAGGACATTCCAAACGAATCAAAAACTTGCATTGCTGGATATTATAAAGCACCGAGAGATTGTCAATATCTTAAAGTAAAATCAGCTACATCCAAAGGATATGAAGAGGCAAAAGAAGGTGATTCAATCAATTTTAGTGTGCCAACCTCAGAAACACGAATAGGAAGAGTAGGTAAAGGAGTAGCACAAACATTAGATACTGGATGTAATCAAGCGGTGATTTATAAAGATAAAAGATTGAATGAAACTATTGCCAAAAATGAATTGCCAAATGGGGAAATAAAAGCAATTGATACATACAATAAAAAAGTTCAAGATAATGCACCAACACTTACCGAGCCTCATCATAATACAACAAGGTTATGGGATGGAACTAAAATCCGCAGATTAACTCCTCGTGAATGCTTTAGACTAATGGACTTTCCTGATACATTCACTTGGAAGGTATCCGATTCTCAAGCATACAAACAAGCAGGAAATTCAATTGTGGTGAATGTACTTTACAAAATATTAAAACAACTTCCGTTATGACAAAACAAGATAAAATAAAAGCAATCAAACACATCATCCAACGAGATGGATTGGATGTAACAAGCAGACACCAGGTATTGACAATGAGGAGAAGGTATCTCATGGCAGAATTGAGAGCATTGAATCTCCCATTCCATGGAATCGGTGAGTATTTCAATCGAGGTCATGCAACAGTAATGCATAACATCAACCAACATAATTGGGCAATCGAGAGTGGTGATTTATATTACATTACAGTCATCCAGGATGATATTGATGAATTGAATGGAAGTGCTAATGTGAAAAAGTTGCGATTCCTTCGTGATGAAATACTGAAATGTAGGTCATACAATCAGCTCAAAGCAATCAAAAGAAGAGTGCTGAGGAATGAGTATGAGGAATTGCTTTCAGTTGAGTAATAAATTAGGTACTTAAGTACACATTTTTGGTCATATACTTATACTTATTTAATTATTCTGAGAATCGTGAAAATAAATATTTTAAAAAAATACCAAAAAAACGTGGAAATGTGTACCAAAAACGCTGAAACACCAATAAATACTACAATTTAGTAGGTACACATTTAGGTACACATTGAGGTACTAATTAAAAATAAAGTGTATTTTGTTATTATATTGAAATAATTAGTATTTTTGTTGAGGGGTTGTCGGAGGCATCCACTTAAAAGGTTTTCACTGTTCCTTTCCCCCTCTTTTTTTTTTATAACAGTGAATTAAAACAGTATTATGATTGTATCAATTTTTAAGAAGGTAACGGATACCACAAATCCATTCAACAAATCAGCTATTTATTGCCTCGAAAGAATCCGAGATGGCAAGTCAAAAGAATTGGTTGAGCAAATCAGAGCTTGTGCAACGAAGGATGAGCAGAAACAATACAAGAATCAGCTTCCTGGAGTATGCTTCAATGGGACTTTCAAGAGTCGTTCAGTGAAAGGTATCGAGCAAAGGTCGGGATTGATGGTATTGGACTTCGATAACATGAGCCATACCGCTGAGGCAATCCAATTCAAGGATGAGTTGATGTTCAACCAATATGTTTTCAGTGCATGGATATCACCAAGCGGAAAAGGAGTGAAAGCATTGGTCAAGATTCCAACTGAGGGAGATTTCAAAGGTTATTTTGATGCCTTGAGAACTTATTTTGATTCTGATTATTGGGATAGTTCAGGAAGTAACCTTGACCGATTTTGTTTTGAGTCATATGATCCGGATATTTTTATCAATCAAGAGTCAATGATTTGGACTCAACTTGAGGAGCCGGAGATTGAGGAGATAGGCTCAATTGATGTGATGATTCCAATCAAGTCCGACAACCGTATCATTGAGAACTTGATGAAATGGTGGGAACGGAAGTATGGAATGATACCAGGTGAGAAGAATAACAACCTATTTAAACTTGCAGCTGCATTCAATGACTTCGGAATCAACAAAAGTGAATGCGAGAATGTGATGCTTCGATTTGATGAAGGTGGAAAGGATAACGAGATTCGAAAGATAATCAAATCAGCATATTCAAAGACATCCCAATTTGGGACCAGGTACTTTGAGGACAATACTTCAAAGGCAAAGATTGAGAAACATATTCGAGCGGGTAAAAAAACCAACGATATCATCAAA